TATAGTTCCAATAGTACAGTTGCCTTTTAAAATATACCAAAACTCTGAACGACTTTTGTGTCGTTGCATACTTAATCTTGACTTAGGATTAATTACCAGTTCTTTAACTTTGTAACCTTTTGCTTGATCAAGCACACGCCAGTATCCCCAATCACGCTCGGTCTTTTGTGTTTTCCAGTTGTCTAATATCCAACTTGAACTATTCTTTTTATTATCGCCACCAACACCATATGCAAATGTTAGTTCGCCTGTGTTGTCGTCAAATAGTTCTGGAATGTTATCGGCTTGTCTATCTCCGCCGTTGGCAAAAATAATTTCTATGTTTGGATAAAGACTACGTGTTTTTCGAATTGCATCAGTAGCACTATCGTCGTCATCGTTAAAATTAATTACACGATCAACACACGCTAGTTCACCGATAACAGAAGCACGTTCTTCCCAAGTTAAGAATGGCCTACCTTTTTTACGGGTAAGCCATTCGTCACTGTTTAGTCCGACAATTAACTTGTCGCCAAGTTCTTTTGCGGCCTTAAAATAATCAATATGTCCTGAATGTAATGGATCAAATCCACCAGTTACTAATACTACGCTCTTCATAGTATTATTTAACAGTTATCGATTTTCAGCCTCAATATATTGGAGCATTGTTTCAGGGTCTGAAACTTCGTAAGGATCCATGTCAGTTCCTTCGTTGTTAAAGCCTGGTTCTACAAATGCTTCTTGGACAATGCCATTGTCAACAAATAAAGAATAACGCCAACTTCTATTAGCAAATCCTAAATGTCTTTTGTTAACAAGCATACCAATACCGTGTGTAAAGTCTGCATTACCGTCTGATAGTAATTTAACTTTCTCTACACCAAGTTGTTTGGCCCAAGCATTCATTACGAATCCGTCGTTAACGGATACACAATAAATCTCATCTACACCTGCATCTTTAAACTTTTCGTACATTTCTTCGTACTTAGGAAGTTGTTCACTTGAACACGTTGGAGTAAATGCTCCTGGTAATCCAAAGATAACAACTTTTTTGTTTGCAAAAAGATCTTTTGAATCTACTTGTACAAACTCACCGCCGATGGCACATCCTCCGTCATCTGCAACTTCGTCACCGATTCTATTAATAAAAGTGACATGGGGTAGTGAATCCCATTTTTGAATCGCTTGTCTAGCGCCTGGATGTTGATACATAATATTTCCTGTAGTTAAAAATTAAAGACTTGCGTCTTCCATACCTGCTACACGCAGTTTAACAATGTTAGTAATCTGCCATTGTTTTTGGTCGAGTCCTTTTGTTATACCCAACCATTTGTTTCGCATTAATGCGAATTCGTTGATGATTTTTTCCATGTCTACTACGTCTGCTTCGCCGTCAACATACTTTTCTACATCTCTGCTACTCAAAGCACGTTGATAATTCTCTAAATATTTTTTAAAGAAACTGCTACGCAGACGTCTCAACTCAATGTTCAGGTATTCTAAAATTGCCTCTAATTCCTGTAATTGATTAAAACGCTGTTCAACTAACCCTGGCATTTCTGCAGAAGCCTTTTCGATATTCCCGTATACACGGCACTCTTTTTTGGCTTCGAGTAGTTCGGTTTCGTAATAATCAATAGCATTAGGAATTTGTGAAATATCCTTAGCAATTTTTGAATACCATCCCATTAATCGTAATCCTCATCATCGTAGACATCTTCGTCAATGTCCTCTTCTAGGTAATACCCAATAGCCTTGTCTAAATGATTACAAGTGCCTAAAGCATCTCTAAAAGATTCGTCTGACGTACCATAATCGGCACAGACGTCTACGTATTTTTCAGCAATAGTTTCAATATGCTTCTTGTCTACATATTCTTTAAACGTTTGCCAAATGTCTACTACTTGTGAACCTGATTCCATAGAATTTGTCTCCTATAAATTATCTACGGTATTTATAATCGTCATACTATTTTATTCAGTTACAGTTTCTTCGGTTTCAGTTTCGACTGTAGTGTCTACAGGTGCGTCTTCATCTGAAAACTCGTTCATTATTTGATCTAATAATGGACCACCTGCTTCCCATGCCTTACGATACTCTTTGATTTCTTCACCGCTCTTAGTTACATACTTCAAACGATTTCCGTCTTTCGATAGCATACCTTTTTTCTCAAAAAGATCAACAAGACCGCTGTATGGATTCATACCAGTTTCATAAGGAATCTTAACTTGCACACCTTCAAACGGTTTTGCATATCTTGTTTTCATTACCTTACAACCTGCACGAATACCACGTACATCAGTTACTTTGTTACCATCTTCATCTTCTTTTAGTTTTAGTTTTTTCATTGCTACAACAATTGAAGATGCATAGATAAATCCTTGACCACCTGAAATCTTATCATCTGGATCAAACATATCTTGAGATGCGTAAGTATGATTAGTTGCTACTAGGCCCACGTTGTGTGAACCAAACATATTAACACAGTTACGTACAAGTGCTGTAAGTGCCTTAGGTTTTCTACCCATGTCACCTTTCATATCACCCTTACTAAACTGATCAACGTCTGTGGGTGTTAATAACATACCCAATGAGTCAATAACAAATAATACTTTAGGACGTTCTTCTTCGTCCATTGCTTTGTAATCTGCCATAAATGTTGATACTGTTTTTGCAACATCATCAATCATTGACATATTAAGTTTTAGTAGTTTATCTTCTGAAGTGTCTACATCAAGTGCGTGTAACCATGCTTCATCAAGTGCGTTCTCTGAGTCAATTAGAACTACAAAGATGCCTTGTTCTTGTGCGGCTTTAACAATGTTACCTGCACAAATATATGATTTACCTGCTCCTGACTCGCCTGCAAATACAGTTACCTTACCAAGTGGAACACCTTTATGGAAGTCACCACTTACAAGATAATTGAGTGCATAATTACCTGTACTAATCCAATCAGTTGGATCGTTGAATCCCGCACTCATGCCTGTAATAGACTTAGTCAAGTTTTTACGAAACTTGGAAACGTCAAATGCTTTGTTAGCCATTACTTCTCCTTAATCTTTTATAATGGGGTTGCCCTTAGACAACCCCTATATAAATTACTGTTGTCTAGAACGGATCATTGCTAGAATGTCTTCTGCCTTGTTATCACCTGCTGGTGCCGCCGCAGTTTCTGCTACTGGTTCTGCCGCTGGTGCAGTTTCAGTTACAGTTTCTGTGACTGGTGTTGCTGGTGCTGGTGTAGTTGCTTTTACAGGATCACCTGTACGTGCCGCTACGCCTGCTGGACGGAAATACTGTCCAAACGCATCCATGTCGTATGCTTCGCCATCAACAGATGCTTCAAACATCTTCTTGATAACTTCGACTTCAACTTCTGAAGGTTTCTTAGGTAAGTAATCTGAAAGATTAAATAACCCATGATCTTCAATAGCCTTGTACTCATCTTCAGACAATGGACGCTCTCTACGAGCCCAAGTTGATGTTGAGTAGTCTGCATAACCGCCTTTAGAAGTTTTTGTAATTCTAAAGTCAACACCCGCAGTATAATCTGTAGGCAACTCGTTCATATCTGGATCCATCAATGCACCCTTAATGATTTGGAAAATCTGTGGGCCAATGATAAATCTACGAATTGGATTATCCGGAGTAGTATCTTCGGTAAGTGGGTTGTCAGTTACAAAACCTTGGAATACGTATGAACGCTTCTTCCAATACTTACGACCTAAGTCTTCAAGTTTTGGATCTTTAAACCAAGGACGTACTTCTGAAAGTACTGGACAAGTTTCGCCATACATTTCCATACATGGTACTTGTACTTGAACTGGACGAGAGTCTGTCTCGCCTTTAATTCCAGCAAATGGAAGTTTGATCATCAAACGTTCTTGCCAGAAGAAAGTGTTATTTTCGTCACCGTCAGGTAAGAAACGTAACGTTGCCGTTTCGCCTTCCTTCAAGTTCCAAAATGGGTAAATTGCGTTGTCGCCACCGCCTGACGAACGATTGCCGCCAGTATTTGCTTCTTGCTCTTTTAGTTTTGCACGAATTTCTGCTAATGTTGCCATAATAAGCCTCCTATAAATTTAAGCCTTCGCTGTTAAGTGCCTTCGTATCTAGTAGCACATATTATATATACTACTAGAAATATTTAGTAAAGTCAAGTGGTTTTTTATCGAAAAGTGATTACAGGCCTGCCAATTTCTTGACACGCTCCATTTCGTTATCCTTGCCAGCAAGTAAACGACCTATCATCTTTTCTGCAAATGGTACACTCTTATCACCAAATTCTTTTTCACACGCAACTAATACTGCTGTTTCACCTTTTGGAAAAGCGTTAGTTGTGTAGTCGTAATATGATTTTACTAATTCTTCTAGTTTTTCGCCTTTGGAAGATAATGACTTATCTTCTTTTGTCTTTTCTAATTCTGCCTTTCTACGCATCAATTCTTTTTTAAGTTCTGGATCTTTGTTTGTATTAGGATCAGATTGAATGTCTTGTAATGCCTTCTTTTTAGCATCGTAGTCACTCATTTTATTATTTTTTTCTTGTGGTGTTTCGCTTTCTGCTGGAACCGCTTCTGGTTCTGCTGTTGGCTCAGCAGGTACTTCACCTTGCTCAATTTTTTCTGCTACTTGTGGATCTTTACCTTTTACATACTTAATAACTAAAGGACGAACGTCTGAATCTGCATCTTTTTGTCCTACCTTTTTAAACATATCTAAAAGCATTGGATCATCAATTACACCTTTTAAACTTTGGATAGCGTTTGCACCATTAATGCCTGCTGGGAAATGCTCAGCCATTAAGTTATTAAGTTTGCCAAGTGCTTCTTCTTGTTTATCGCCACCCGCAAATAATTGATCTTCTTCTTCGCTTACAATTGAATTCATTGCTTTTTCAAAATCTGCTTCTGGGGTTTCGTTTGTTCTTTGTAGTGCTTTCTTAACACCTGGATGGTCTGAAAGTCCTTTTGCAATCTTTTCAATTGTATCAACAGCACCTGAATAGTTGCCGCCTTTGTATCTTGGATCATTTAGTACGCCATAAGCCATTTTAATTTCTTTATCTGAGAAACCCATATTGTCTTGTGCTTCTTTTTCGCCAAGTAAATCTTCTGGACCCATTTCTTGAACTTGATTTCTTTCTTGTACTAACCCATAAATGTATGGGAATACAGATTTAAGTTCTTCGTTAAATGTTCTAATAGTTAATTCATCAACCCAAGCATTTTG